TTCAGGCACGGGCAATTTCAGAATTAAGCTCTTATTTTGACTGTGACTTCTTTATTAAATATCGGAATTAAGGGCTGAACGGATCGGGCTATCGGTGAGCTGTGCCTAAGCCAACCGCTACCACCCTGTGCCACATGCTGCCACTTCCGGAAAATCCATTGTCGGGTAACGGATTGTATATTTCTTTGCGGAAAAAGGAATGATAACGACTAAAAGAAAAACGGTAACCCGGACAAAGGCTACCGTATCGGCGCAACACGCTGCCACTTTGGAGAAATCCATTGCAGAACAGCTGATTCTGTATTCCTTTGCGGCAAAAGAAACAGTAACAATTAAAAGAAAGACAATATGGAAATCGTATCAATCGAAAGAAAGACCTTTGAGGCGATGGTCGCCAAGTTCGACCATTTTGTACGCCGTATGGATGCCGTCTGCCGGCGGCATGGAGAAAAGACAATGAGCGAGTGGATGGATAATCAGGACGTGTGCCGGATGCTCAACATCAGCCCACGCACGTTGCAGACTCTTCGGGATAACGGCACATTGGCATATAGCCAAATCAATCACAAAACCTACTACCGTCCCGAAGATGTGAAGCGTATCGTTTCCATCGTGGAGGACAAACGAAAGGAAGCGAAGTTCAAGGGCAGGACAATCTGATAACCGAATAGAGTAACAACAATAATTCCACTAAATCCAAAGTAATATGAACGAACTGATTAACAGAGACAACGAGTGGATAATCCATTTCATGGGCAGCCTTGACCGGCTGCTGGACAATGTAGAGCATCTGACCGCTCACTACCGCCCGACATTAGGCGGCGAGCGTTTCTTCACCGACAAGGAGGTGTCGGCACGGCTGAAAGTGAGCCGCCGTACGCTTCAGGACTACCGCAACGAGGGTCGCATACCCTACATACAATTAGGCGGCAAAATCCTCTACCGTGAATCGGACATCGAAAGGATGCTGGCTGACGGATACCGCTCCGCCTACCGACAGAGGGCAACCTGATTTTCTTGAAGGAGCGCAGTTTGCCGTCTGCCCCATGATTGCGGAGCAATGAACTCTCGGCAAAAAGGAACGGCTTACGGATGAAGCATCAATATCTTGCTTCGTCTGTAAGCCGTTCCTTTCTATCTTCTGATTTCCCATCAGTCGCTTGTTTCCGCCCACGGATGCCTCTTTTGCGTGTGGCGGGCAGTGGCAAGGTTTCCGTGGAGAATACGCTCTGAAAGAGGAAGATTGTCCACGGAACGGCTCTGCCGCCTGACCTTGCCAATGCCGTCAGAGCCACACGCTACCTTTGCATCCGACATTGGGAACAAGTGGCTGGCGGGATGGACTTCAACTATACCATCGGTTGTTACCTCTGCCACAAGAGAAGAACAGTGTGAACGGATTCCCTTTCTTGGTGGCGCAGATTTCACTTATTACAAACCGTCTGAACAGAATACTTTCTTTACTGCATATCCTGAATGCAACGGCTACGACCATTTCAAGGTTGTAAGTGTCACAGCTGATACCGTCTGGTTGTCTGATATATCGCATTGTATCGGCTTCATTCAGTTCCTTGTTCTTGTAGATTACCCGTATCGCCTTGCGGACATCGCAGGAGAACACACCGAACAGGTCGGCAATCTCAAATTGCGTCATCCACACGGGTGCGGTCGGCATAATGACAGCACCCGTTTCACTGATTGTTATTATTCCTCTTTTCATAATATGCTGAATTGATATTGTTTATTTACTGTTATTTGTTTTTTCGCAGGTAAATTGCATCTTTCTGCGTTCCATCAGCTTGTCCATGTCCTTTGAGATTTTATCATCGGTTATCCGTGCATAACCCTGTGTCGTCCGAATATTGGAGTGTCCCATCATCTTGGCGATACTCTCAATCGGTATATCTGCCGAAATCAAAAATGTTCCGAAACTGTGCCGACTTTGGTGATAGGTCAAGTTTTCCTCTTTCCCTATGGTTATTCCCAACTCGTGAACCTCAAACCATAGGGCATCACGGTTGGGAAGAGGAAACACGGGCTTCTCGTCATCGGTCGTGTTATACAGCGACAATATCCGCTCCGCTATGGGATGTAAGGGTATGAATGCCTCCACCTTTGTCTTTTTTCGGTTGATGCGGATGTACCGTCTGCCATCAGCGTTTGTTCCGATATGGTGGGGATGAAGAAGTTTGATGTCCACATACGCCAGTCCCGTCAGGGTGGAAAATATGAAAGCCCGTCTTGCCAGTTCCATACGCTTGTCATACATCGGTGTGGAAAGTATCTTCTTGAACTCCTCACGGCTGATGTACCTGTGCCTTGCTTCCGGCTTTGTCTCATATTCCAAGTCCTCACAGGGATTTACACGGAGAATCTCCTTGTCTACTGCAAGGTACAACAGTCGGTTCAGCCAACGCAGGCAATGGTTGGTCTGGGAAGCCCCGAAGTTCTTGCATTTCTTCAAGTGGGCTTTGTAGGACTTGCCGAAATCCTCCGTCACTTCTTCAAGGGGAATGTCCTTTTTACCGATGGACGTAAGAAAATCCGTCAGGTACTTCTGATAATACATTGAACTTCGATAGGAAGAAGTCGAGTCTATTTCTTCGGAATGCTTCTTCAACCGCTCACGTTCCCATTCTCCCATCTGTAGAAGAGTGGTCGGATGGATGTTGTTCAAGGATATGTGGTTCTTCAAAATCTCGGCACTGACCACACCTTGCGATTTCAGTATCTCATTGTAGGCTTCCTCTGTCAGTCGTAAATATTCTCGTAAGCGGTTATTTTCCCTTACGGATTTAATCTCGTTTTTCTTGCTGTTCCATTCTTCCGGTCGGCAATAAATCCCCGTACTGATGGCAGTCTGTTTGCCGTCAATGGTTATGCGGCAGAGTATGGCGGTCGTACCGTCAGCCTTTACTTTGCTGCGGTTAATGTAGGGTAAAAGTGAAAATGTGCTTCGCATATAGTTTTCTGTATTAAAGGATTAAAGAACTAATTGAAAATCTTTGGTGGCTTCTATGAACTTGTCCATGTCCTCGAAAAGTTTCTTCGGGCTGACACGGGCATAGACCTGTGTTGTGGAAATGTCGGAATGTCCCAGCATCCTGCTGATGGTTTCTATCGGCACACCTGCTTCAAGCGTAATCAGCGAGGCGAAGCTGTGCCTCGCCTGATGATAGCACAAATCATCCTTGATGCCTGCCAGTGCCGCCAACGCTTTCATGTGCCGCTTCATGTTCGGATGGTGGATTATCGGGAAAAGCGTTTCCCTTGTCTCGTCCTTGTATTTTTCAAGCAACGCCAACGCTTCGGGAAGGAGCTTCACGCTCGCCCTATGCTCGTTCTTCTTCCGACGGTATTTCAGCCACAACGCCCCGTTGTCGTCTGTGTACAAGTTTTCATTCGTAATAGAAACCGCATCGGCGTATGATACGCCCGTGTAGCAGGCAAACAGGAAAAGGTCACGTGCCAGCATGTGGGATTTTCTGTAAGCAGGTATTTCCACGTCACGGATTTTCTCGAACGATTCACGGCTCAATGCCCGTGGTGTCCTTTCCGATTGTTTGGGCAGGGCAAAATGCTGGAAATGGCATTTCTCGGCATACCCTTTTTTGTAGGCAAGGCGACAGATCTTTTTCAGAATGGCAAGATGGTGGCGGACGGTATCAATTGCATAGCCTTTCTCTTCCATGGCGAAAGCCTGATAGTCGTGGATGAACTGCTCCGTCAATTGCCCGAATGCCAAGTCCCTGACCTTGTACCTGTGCCTGATGAACTCCCCGAGTGTCAGACGCATATAGTGATAGCCGGGGTAAGTGCCTTTCGCACGGTCTATGCCGATACGGGCTTTGAGGTCGTCACAGACAACGTCCGTCATTTTCATGAGCGTCATCTGCGTTTCCATGCTGCCTTGAAAATGATTCTTCACATCGGTGGCATCAAAATCCACTTTACGGCTTACAAGGTTATCGAAGGCGTTGTTCACCGCCAACAGCAACTTTTCAATCTTGGCATTGGTCTCCACCGCCTCCTTGCCCTTGCCGTTCAGACGGCTTTCACGAGGATTCCACAATTCGGGAGTGCAGGACAGCTTGCAACTGAATTGCGCCATACTCCGGTTTACGGTGATTCTTCCCATTATCGGGGCTTTGCCCGACTTGTCCGGTTCGCTCTTTTTGAGGTAGAGCAGCACCTTGAATTTTTCCACTTTCATACGCTTATATTTTTTGTTGGCAAAATTAGCCTGTCTATAAGCGTTCCTTGATACGCAAAATACTGTGGATGAGCGCAAACGAAACGGTGAGGACTTCTTTTCATTGCCTACCGTTACCGACATCCGTTTCGGTAACTGCCCGGCTAACGGTTTGGTAACCGAATGACCTCAATATTCCATTACCGTTTGCATTTTCCACATTTAGCAAAATACAGAAACATTGCTCATTTCAAACGACTTACGTTTAATCTTCACCTCTACGCTTTTCCTTGCAGTGCCTATCACTTTCCACGGGTTGCGTCAAACGGGTTCCACACTCTTGGCAAAAGTTGGTTCCCTCCGGATTATAGGCCCCGCAATTGGGGC